GATATACATGCCAGTTTTTCCGACGTTTCTTCTTTTTCAATAAGATATGTCAAAGAAGCTTCCGATACCAAGACACTTTCATTTTTATTCAACTTAAAAGAAATAAAAAATTCAATTCCCGTATTATCCGTTTGATCCAACGATGAAAGAATCTCAGAGTTGATAGAAAACGATTCCTCTTGTATATCCAATATTTTTACTTCTAAAACTTCAGTTTCCATTATAAACCATCTTTAATCCGTTAGACGCATTGACTATTGTATCAGCATTTTTTACAGATTTGCTTATCGGATAAGTTGTATATGATGAGTTGTAAAGAAAAAAAACACTTCCATCTAATGTTTTTTTAACAGACAAGATTTCACAATCAAGTGCAACCTCTATTTTCTTTATTGTAGATATCGTAAAATTATGGGTTCCACGCATCCATTTACTTATTTCAGCTTCACTCTTTCCTAATTTAGTTGCTAAATCCTTTTGAGTTAATCCTTTCGAGGCCAAAACACAATGTATCCTATCCGCTATTTTAAAAGAAAAATCTACCCATTCCCGTGTTTCCTCGGAAATCATAGTTCTTCTTTTCTCCAATATTTTACTTCGTTTCATCATCGTTCCTTGTAAATTTTAAGTTTCCTATAAGTTCACCCGATTCATTTATACATATTTTTCCACTATGCTTTCGTGATTGAATGAATCTTTCAGTATCAACCAATCTATTAACTATAGATGACAATAATGGACTGTCTTGCCATTTATCAGCGTCTTTTATTCCTCCATTTCCTAAAATAAGAATCTTGTTCGAAATTCTGACACAGTAAAGACGAATCTTGCTTGTCTCTATTGGTATAGCGGAAATACCACTTCCATATCTATATTCAGGGCGAAAATACCTTTCCAACGCCCCTCTACGAATTATGTTATCTAACCATGATAAAACAATATCCAAATCTTCTTTATATTCATCATTATCTGAGAACCTTAAAACGAATTCCTCAAACTCTGTATATTCATGTCCATCTATCCTAATCGAATATAAATTCAGTTTGTCATATTGCTCTATTAATTCGACTTCATATCGTTCCATTCTTAACTTTAAAGTTAATACACGATGCAAATATGGAATTTTTTCTTTCGTGATAGAAACAACGCATTGACTTTAACTTCCACATTAATTTTTTTTCACAAACAGCACTCCCCACAATGTCAAAGAACGATTATAGACAAGTAGTCTTTTATTGCAACAGATTCCACCCGGCAATAACATCCAGCATATCGGCTTCTACCCCATTCTCAACCTTGCTCATCCCGGCCACAATACGGATCATCTGCTCTCGGTCATTTACATTGATCGGATCATCAGCCGGGATTCCGGCATAGTCTGAGACAGCCTTGATATAGGCTTCCGTGTGATTGTTGTCCTCCGGCGGGGCCCAACGGGTAATCATCTTACGGATAGTGTCGAGCTTGTAATTTTTGAAGTAGTTAGACAATATTTTAAACATAGCCCGGTATCCGTAAGCCATTGTTGTAAATTGCTTAAACGACTTATCCTTGCTTGGACGGATTTCTCCCTGAAACAAATCATCGTTAATCCGGATATTTCCGGGATTATTATTTCTTAAACCTCTTGGTAAATTATTCTTTTTCATTTTTATCCTCCTATTATTAATACCCATTCTGCGGTTCACGATCACCGCATTTCTTTCTCTCACATCTTTTCATGGCAAGTTCAAGCTTGACATCCGAATAGCTCTCTTTCAAAGTAAAAAGCTCATCCTGTACCTGTCGAAGCCTTCCGGTTTGTTCTACAAAGCGTTCTTCTTTTTCTGATAGCTGTTTTTGCAGGAACTCGTTATACTCACGTAAAGCCTTGAACTCCTCTACATCGGCATGGGCGTCCTCAATACGGGCGTTTGTCTTCCGGTTCGTATAGAAGCTAATCCCCCATTTTATCGCCTCGAATCCTCCCAATGTCCCGATTATTGTTAATATATCGGTTAATTCTACATTCACTTTACACCTCCTTCCGTTTTTATTTGATCATCTTTGTTACGAGTTTTTTCATTGCCATAAGGCAGTGTTTGTTATTTCTCCGCCTCCGGTCTGTGATAGATGGGAGGCGGATTTTTATATTATTCGCCCGGTTGCTCCTCTTTTAGCGGTTCATCCAAAATTTTGACATACGTCGGCATCGTGAACTCAGAGAACATGCCGTTGCGATCTATGAAGTCAACACGTTGTTTGAGGTATTGAAGTTCTTCATCAGTCAAAGCTATATCTGTTGTTTCCGTTATGGCCGCTGCATCAGTAAATCCGATGTTGATTTGACCACTCCCCATATCCTTGATAACGATACGCTTCTGATCAACCTCCGAGATCGCTATCTTACTGTCTATCGATACTTTCAGTTCCATGTTTTTTCTCGTGTCAAACTGTGGCAACACGGTGTTGAGTATTAATACTCGATCTTTTAATGTTAGTTCCATATTGTATGTTTTTATGATTGTTTGCATTGTAATTAATAATGTCTATTGAATAGATACCATCCCTGGTTAAAATAAGCGAACGTTGCACAGTCACCCTTATTCATGTCAAGTGTCATGCTGTTGCCGTTATTGTCCAACAATGGTGTATCAGAGTTTTCTGGTTCTATTCTGATACCTTCGGAAGAGAACTTCGCCACGATCACATGCACAAAAATCACGGAATTGAAACCGACTTCGCTCCACGAATCTCCGTATTCCGGGTGGACTTCTCCCATTTTCTTTGTGATCGTCGACCGGGAAGGGAGATAGACGCTAAGATACGTACTGGTACTGAAGACGAACGTGTCCCGATAACCGATGTTCAGGACGATTGTATCACTCTTGTCCGACGAGGGTGCATAACGGGCAGTCGAGATCGATCCGTTGACCTTTAAACCTCCAATGCAGTATAACGCATAGTTGCGCCGTCCACCATGAACATCTATCACAGCCCCATAATTTATATCGTTGTGATTAGTTGTATACTCAAGGCGCATCAAAGCACTTGTTCCCCCAAGCGTAGACGGCAAGGTATTTAGACCAAGGCCGGCCCATTTACCGGAAGATGAAAATCCCAAAAACGCATTACTTCCTGATGAATAAAGGAAAAATTTAGAAGACGATTCACCGGAATAGCGGTTATCCGAGAATAGTCCTCCAGACTCCATCCTGAGTCCTCCGATGTAGGCATCCCCATTTTGATAAACTTTAAACGGGGCATTTGCAGGTGTTGCATTTCCAGCCCAGATTCGAACAGAGTTTCCGGCTGTTCCACCTCCGGAGAGTCCGGCAAGTTTTTCTCCATTTGAATTTGCAATATAGATACTTCCTCTACTTTCCACATTTCCGTTGCTTTCTACCCGGAATGTCGGATCAGTGGGTGGTTGTCCTTTCGCCCCGGCTGTTCCTCCCGACCAAATACGGATGGAACCGGAAGCAGCCATTCCACCTGTGCTTCCGAAAGCGATCGCACCGGTAGTTATGAGTCCGCCGTTGATCTCCGTTATCGTATTGTCATACTTTGAGGCAAGCACCCATTTAGAACCGCTATATCTATAGATATTCTCCCCATCCACCCATAAGTCATTTGTCCGCATACCCGATGTTGGAGCCGTCGTTTGATAAAATACCCTTGCCTTGTTATTTGCAGTCAATTGGGCGTTGTTAGCTGCATTTGACGCATTCTCTGCATCCGTCAGGGCATCATTTACCCCATCATACAACGGTTGAAGGTTAGGACGGTCGGAAATGTTATTATAACCGGATGTTCCGGATTTGAATACCATCTTCCCGCCAAACTCTCCGATCCCCAGGTTGAAATAGCACTTTCCATCTGTCGATACTATGCGATCCACCGTGATTCGGCCAGGCAATATCTCCGTGAAGCCGTAGCAGGTCACAAACGACCGTACACCGTCGGCTTGACTACCTAATAAACCGACCAGAAAGTAATAATCGCTGCCTTCGTCCATGTCGTGCGGTTCTTCGGACAAGATAAACTCGCCGGCCTCAGAAGACTTGCCACATTTGGCGTACAGGTAGAGCTTCCCGAAGTCGCCCAGCGGCGGACTGGTGTAGGCAGGTAGATCCCAGAACTTATATTCAGAAGCGGCATGGCTGCCTTTTATTTCCGAGATGCCGATCGTCATGTGCTGAAGGATCGCTTTCGGGGCGGTGAACAGTTCGGTCGCATCGTCATAGACAAAGTCCGGATCGACTTTCCGGGGATTGGTCTTGCTGTCCACGAAGCGGAATTGCAGGTTTTCATGTCCGACCAAAAGGGACATGGTGCGCACCCAGACAGGATCGATCCCCTTGGTGTAATCTTTAAACGCCTTTTCCAACATCTCCTGTGCTTCAATCGCATCACGTAAACGACGCTTGGTGTAGTGCATCGCATCGCTGTGGCGGTCGTTATTGATCACCTCGTTGCTTTCGATCTTCGACAGATCCGAGGAGACAAAGCCACCGACCGGCACATTGCTTAGTTCCAGTCCGGGGCTGTAGGGCCTATTTATATAGTCCTTTACAGCCGTGATGCGGATACGCACTCCCTTGGGCTGAAACTGCGGGTCGTCAAACAGGATGTAACCACCTGGCACCAACCGTCCACCCACCTCCAGCCACTGCGATTTCGCCCAAATGCCGTCCAGCTCACCGGTAAAGGCAAAAGATTCCTCTTCCTTGTTGTACAGGCTTCGGGCTGCATCACGAAACATATCCCATGACGCACCCGTCTGTGTGGTATCGTTGCAGACGTATGCCTGCGGCAGCGAAATGTTGAAGACCGCGTATGTATCACCTACAGCCGGACAGCGGTTCGGGTTCGGTATCGTGCCCCCTTCTTTCTCGACAGGCACCAACTTAAACCGTCGGGCTGCATGGTCGTAACCGGTCAAAGCGTCAGATGTCTGCTCGAGGTCAAATTCTTCTCCAGTCATCACACCCGACTGGAAGATAATCGTTGCAGTTTCGCCCGGTATTCGGCATTTGGAATAGTCCAAATCTTCCAGAATCGTGTTATCGATGATATCATAGAGATGCTTTTCGGCATCCACCACAACCACCTCGGACACCGTGCCCACCCGTGAGGGGTAGATGTGCGAACAGTCCAAGCTGTCCTCATTGTTATTGGCCAAAGCCCGGTCGGCTCGTGTAATGAACATGCCATCCTTGTCGGTTTTATAGCGTCTGCCTTCGTATTCCAATTCCTGGGATTTTGGCAGCAGCAGACAGGAAGCTCCATAGGCGGTGCGGTCGATGTTGCGCTCGCCACCCTGCACATAGAGGATGGAGGTGGGTGGTTTTTCGCCCTGCAGCTTACGGCCGACACCGGTTTTGAAGCCATTCCCACGGCCGTAGGAAAGAGGCAGAGGATCGTCCTTGAACTTCTCTACCTTGCCGAAATTGATAGTCTTGCTGACGATTTCGAATTCTGTTCCCCACTCATCCGCAAAGCGGTTAAGCGCATCCAAACAAAACTCATGGCTAAAGGCCAAGGTCTTTTCCGGTGCATCGATACAGGTCCCAATAGACCATCCTCCAACTCCCGATTGGTTCATATTATCAATCAAAAGCTCCAGAAAGAAGCGGGGTTTTCCGGTAAGTTGGAATTTCAGCTTTCGGGGGATGGCTGACAGGTGCTTGTATTTGATGGTACCCAACAGTTCCCAATAGCCGCCAAAGGTGGCACTGTAATCGAGATTGCGAGTGCCATGCTTTGTCAGATCCTCCGGTCTCCAGAGCGTATATCGCTGACCTTGATAGTCAACATAGCTGTAGACAGGTATTTCTACATGTTCTGTCAACGAGAACACAAGATTGACCTTGTCGCCCTGCCGGATGGCCCGATAGCGATAACTGGCATCATCGACTGGTATATCGAGAAGTATTTTCCCTGTCTTTTCAAAAATGATCATAGCTCATTTAATTAATTGCTTAACTTTGTTTCCGGAGACCGTCGGTCCCCTAATTTTCTTTTTTTTACAGCCTCCAATCTGTGATAGCCTGGAGGCTGTTTTATTATTCTTTCGCCACCGAACATTTTATATCTCCATTTGTTTTAAAAGAAAATACCCAACCTGGGGTTGGCGATTATCAATAATTTTTTCTGAATATACATTTGCTGTCTTTCTGCTGTGACAGCCCAAAGACAGTGTCACTAATTTATTAATACGGCCTTGCAGACGGAGTGAAGTTTGATGTCCAACGGGCAATATTACTGATGCGAAACTCGTCAATCATACCGTTCAGATACAATCCATAATCTCGATATTTTCCGATCATTAAAGAACTATAGTACCCTGAAACCATCGTTGATGTGAAACCAGACGCATACACTCCATTTACATACACTTTCCAATATCGAGATTGTGACCTGACGATCGCAAGATGAACCCACTGATCCCGTGGCATCGTAAAATAGCATATTGCATCCCCTCGGGTTCCACCATACTGCAGTCCAAAGAAAATGCGTCCGTCAGATTCCTCCATTATATCAAAGCTGTAACTTCCATAAGCAACGCCTTTTGACATTATACCGTTTTTCACACCACTTTTCAGTTTAATCCAAAAATCGACGGTATAGTTTGGATATAGGGACTCGTTTATGGCATTCGTTCCACTTATCTTTACATACCCGTTTCCTGAAAACGAAACGCAATTCTTGAATTTTCCCACTACATAGGACATATTACTACCAACATAAGGCTTGCCTGAGGCTTCATCTTTCAATGATCCATCAAAATGTAGCAACAGCAAAGTATTCCTGTCTACTTTCTTCCGTCCCATCATCGATCTTATCATACCAACCTCCTTTCCGCCGAAAGTCGGTCAGATACTTGAGTTAAGAGGTGTTTACCCCCCCCGTTAACATTTGCAAACAATTATTTCTCATGACTTTATCTCCTATTTTTTAGTCGTTAATATCTTGTTTCATCTTTTTCAACGGCAGATCATTCTTCGTAAGCCCAATAGCGGATCAGGACAGTGCCATCACCGCCGTTACCGTAAGTACCACAACCGCCACCACCGTAACCGCCACTTTTTCTATTGCCATTTCCAGTTCCGCATCCTTTGTCGTAATCGGATTCTCCACCCATGCCCCCATTTATATTTCTGTCTGAACCACCACCTCCGGCATTTCGTTTCCCAGTAGGTTCGCCAAAATCGCGGGTTGTATGCCTTTGACCCTTTCCTCCGCCATATAGGGAACCAGCTGGATAGAGAGAGCCATTTTCATTGCGGCTGCCGATTCCGTTAGATCCATCAGAACCCGCTTTAGCCGTATCTGAATCATCTCCCGCTCCGCCACTTCCGCCGTTGCCACCAGTATATGCCCCGGCATTACTTCCGCCTGGATAACCATTACCCGCACCATTTCCGCCATTAGCTCTATAACTTGAATTTAAGAATTGAGAGTATCCACCGTTGGGGGCAACTTCAGAATACCCTCCAATTCCTCCTTTCCCAACTGTTATCGGAATTGACTGACCCGGTGCAACAGAGATAGCATCACCGTCTCTCCATCCGGATGTATCTTTTTTGAAGGTTTTAGTATAGCCGCCACCTCCACCGCTTCCATTATGTCCTGCACCCCCTCCTCCGACAAGAAACACATCAACCTCCCTACATCCTTTAGGTACGATCCAGGTATAATTCCCGGCAGGATAGAACCTCTTGGTGAACAACTGCAACTTCTTCCGTCCCATCATCGACCGTCTCATCTACGCCCTCCTTTCTTACGATAAGAGGTCGTAACTTCTTTATTTAGAGAGCATTTTACCCCCCCTCCCGTTTAACTTTTAATAACATAACCTGTTTCATTGCTTTACCTCCTGTACAATTGTGGGCAAGTCTTTCAAGTCGTTCGGATAACCTGTAACGGTTGTCAGAATGCAGAGATAGATCACACCGTATTGTTCATAATATTTGTCTTTCTCGAATGCCATACCCTGCACGTATGGAATAGGATCATCAAGCGTGCCTGCGTGCTCAGCTTCAACGATCTTATACAGTGAAGCAGTTTCTATGCCCGGTTTCCAATCGGCTTGCAGCTTGTGCTTTTGTATCACTTCAAACAAAGTGTCGCTTTCTCCTTCCACTACTCGAAGCCGGAAGCCTATTTCAACTTCCTTGCCAAACTCCGCATCTTTCTCACCCCAAATGGGGAATAAGACCTGCATCTCCAACGCTTGGCTGGCTGTGAGAGACACGCTGTTCATCATCGTACGGGCAAAGGTCACTGCCTGCGCTTCCGGGGATTTAGCGATTGCCTTATCTGCTTTAGTTTGCAAGGCTGCCGTTGTTGTATGGATCATTTCAGGATAGCCTTC